GGTCATCGGTGCTGATGGCGTGCCCAACCCGGCGCTGATCACCATGAAGTCCACCCAGCTCAAGAAGAGCCGCAAGTGGAACAGCATGATGATGTCGGTGAAGATGATGGGCAAGAACGGCCCGTTCACGCCGCCGATGTACAGCCATGTGTACCGCCTGACCACCCAGGCCGAGTCCAACGACAAGGGCAAGTGGTTTGGTTGGGAGATCGAGAAGGTCGGCCCTGTTGAAGACATGAACGCCTATGCTGCTGCCAAGGCCTTCGCGTCCCAGATCAACTCTGGCGAAGTGAAGGTCAAGCACGAGCACGAGGGGGCCGGAGCCGCGCAAGCAGCACCGTTCTGAGTTCAGGGGCCGAAAGCGGATGCCATGCCCGGCAGCAACCCGCAAGCATGGTGCAGCGAGTAGGCCCCACCTTCAATAGAGTTGTATGGCCGACATTACCCGGTTCAAAGCCATCTTTAGCGGTCTTGACATCGCTTATGGCACCTACAGAATCAAAGCAGAACGAGGCGACGGGAAGCAAGCCGGTCAGGCCACGGTCGTGCGCAAGCCGCCAACCGATGACCTCTGGGAAAAACACCTAGACGGCGTTGAGCCGTCCCTTGGCATCATCCCCATCCGCGCAGACAACACCTGCATTTGGGGCTGCATCGACATCGACCAGTACCCGCTTGATCACAAGGGGCTGGTGGCAAAGATCCGCCAGCTCGAAATGCCGCTGGTAGTCTGCCGCAGCAAATCCGGTGGTGCCCATGTCTTCCTATTTTCTAAAGAGCCTGCGCCTGCGCGTGACTTCCAGGCGTATCTCAAAAACGCGGCAGCTATCCTTGGCGAGGCTGGTCGGGAGATTTTCCCTAAGCAGGCTGAAATCCTCGTGGACCGAGGAGATACCGGCAACTTCCTCAACCTGCCGTACTTTGGCGGGGACGCCGGTACCCGGTATGCATTCAATGACGACGGTTCGGCTGCCACGCTCGAAGAGTTTTATGGACTTTACGAGCGCTTTGTACAGGCCCCGCCGTTTGTTGTCCCAGAAGCGCCTAAGCAAGCGGAGAACCCCGTCAAAGACGGCCCGCCTTGCCTACAAGCTCTTTGTGCCCAAGGCTTCCCGGAAGGCACCCGCAATAATGGACTATTCAACATTGGCGTCTACCTTAAGCGAGTTCACCAAACTGGCTGGGAAGACAAGATGGTCGAGTACAACCTCAAGTACGTTGCGCCGCCGCTCCCCAACAACGAAGTCCAGCTCCTCATCAAGCAAGTGGGCAAGAAGGACTACCAGTACAAGTGCAAGGATGCTCCGCTTAACAGCTTCTGCAACTCGGGGCTCTGCCGCACTCGCCGCTTCGGAGTCGGAGCACACGCCCCTGATGCGGCTCAGATAGCCAGCCTGTCCAAGTACGCCAGCGACCCGCCGCTGTGGTTTCTCGACGTGAACGGCAAGCGCGTGGAGCTGGAGACGGAATCGCTGTACAACCAAGCCGCCTTCCAGAAGGCGTGCCTTGAGCGCATCAACGTAGTGCCCCCGACCCTGCGCAAACAGGATTGGGAGAACCTGCTCAACGCCCTCTTGAAAGAGATGGTTGAGACCGAACAGATCACCGAGGCCCCTGAGGACACCAGCGTCACCGGGCGCTTTGTGGACCTGCTCGAAGAGTTCACCACCCACATGCAGCAGGCCCTGGCTCGCGAAGAAATGCTCATGGGCCGCCCGTGGACGGATGAAGACGAGGCCCGCACCTACTTCCGGATCAAGGACCTCGAAGCGCACCTGATGCGCAACAACTTCAAGTCGCTCACCGCGCCCAAGATGGCTCAGCGTCTGCGCGACCTTGGCGGCGAGCCGATCAGCATGTTTCTCAAAGGCCGAACCGTGCGCTGCTGGCGCATTCCGATCTTCAAGAGACAAGACGCTCCGTTTGAAACCCAGACCCAGCGCAAGGAAGGGAGCCCATTTTGAAAAAGTGGGACGGCTACAACGACGCCATCATCGGCCCTGCTTTCATCTGGGTGTCCAACACCCAGGTCCAAGTACTCGTCTACAACGCGGAAGTTATACGCAACATTCTGATCGAGCGCGACGGCATGTCTTTTGAAGACGCCCGCGAGTTCATCGAATTCAACATCGAGGGAGCTTACGTTGGACCCGACACCCCAATCCTCGTTTGGCCAAACGATCTCTACCGGAACACTGACCACGAAACCGAGCATTGAAAAGGTCTTCGGGCCGCCCGGCAGCGGCAAGACGACGTACCTGCTCAACATCGTGGACAAGGAGCTTGCCGACGGCGTGCACCCCACGCGCATCGGCTACTTCAGCTTCACCCGCAAGGCGGCCAACGAAGCCCGGGACAGGGCTGTTCAGAAGTTTCCCAAGCTCAACGCCAAGACGGACTTCCCGTACTTCCGCACGCTGCACTCCCTGGCCTTCCACGTTCTTGGAACGCGGACCGAGGACATCATGCAGCCGGAGAACTACAACGAGTTTGCCAAGCAGGCAGGCATCGAGCTGAACCTGACCTCCGACGAGGAGGAAGCCATTGTCAAGGCCGATCACCCGATCCTCAACGAGATCAACCTCGCCCGCATCCGGGGCGTGGACCTCAGGGAGCACTACAACCAGTCAGGGCTTGACATCGAATGGCACCACTTCGAGTTCGTGGAGCGGACCTACCGCCACTACAAGCACAGCCACTACCTGCTGGACTTCACCGACCTATTGGAGCTTGCTGTTCTGGAGTCGCACCGCCTGCCAGAGCTGGACGTGCTGATCATTGACGAGGCGCAAGACCTGAGCCGCCTGCAATGGAATCTGGTCGAGGCCCTGTGCTTGAAGTCAAGACGGGTCTACCTCGCCGGAGACGACGATCAGGCAGTATTCACCTGGGCCGGGGCGGATGTCAACAGCTTCCTGGCCTTCGAGGGCACGATCAAAATCCTTGAACAGTCCTTCCGCGTGCCCAGCTCCGTGCACCGGCTGGCCGACGAAATCGTCCATCGCATCCGCACCCGCCAAGAAAAGATTTGGAAGCCCCGCGACTTCGAGGGCGACGTGATCACGTACAGCAAGTTCGAGCACTGCCACCTCGACGACGGGCAGTGGCTCATCCTTGCCAGCACCAACTACCTGCTCAATCCCATCGGAGAGTGGCTCAAGAGCCAAGGCGTGCTGTTCGAGCGCAGCGGCGTGCCAAGCATCGGCCCCACCGTAATCAAGGCCGTGACGAGCTGGGAGCGCCTGCGCAAGGGCCAGGACGTCCCCGGCGAAGACGTGCGCCACATCTACCGCTACCTCGATGGACCGCTGGTCGCTCGCGGGCACAAGACGTTCAAGGGCGAGCCTACGCACTTCTACACCCTCGAACAACTGATCGCGGACCACGGCCTGCTGACCTCGCCCATCTGGCATGAGGCCCTGACCAAAATCGCCGATGACAAGCGCGAGTACCTCATCTCTGTCCTACGCCGGGGCGGGAAGTTATCTGACACCTTCCGCGTGAAGCTGTCCACCATCCACGGTGCCAAGGGCGGCGAGGCCGACAACGTGATGCTGTTGATGGATTTAAGCCCCAAATTCGCACGCGATATGCAGAGTAACGGCGACAACCTCAATCGTCTGTTCTATGTCGGTGTGACGCGGACCAAGCAGACCCTGCATTTGATCCTGCCCAAGAACCAGAACCAAGGATTCCGTCTGTGAAGACCATGAGCATGTTCCCCACACCCACCGAGTGGGTGGCCCCGGAGACCTTTCCGAACCTGTCCGAAGCCAAGGAGATCGCAATTGACCTTGAAACGTGCGACCCGAACATGGAATCCATGGGCCCTGGCTGGCCTCGCAACGACGGTTTTATCGTCGGCTACGCAGTGGCTGTGGACGGTTGGTCGGGCTACTATCCAGTGGCTCATGCAGGCGGAGGCAACCTCGACAAGAGGCGCGTGGAACGCTGGGTTGCCGACGTCCTGGCCTCCCCGGGCGACAAGATCATGCACAACGCCGCCTATGACGCCGGGTGGCTGGGTGCAAGTGGATTCACCATCAATGGCCGCATTTACGACACCATGCTGGCCGCGCCCCTCCTCGACGAGAACCGTTTCTCCTACAGCCTCAATGCGCTTGGCTTCGACTACCTTAAGGAGGTCAAGTCTGAGCAGGGCCTCAAGCAAGCGGCAGCCGACTTTGGCGTCCACCCTAAGAAGGAGCTGTGGAAGCTCCCGGCCATGTACGTCGGGGAGTACGCCGAGCAAGACGCAGCCCTGACGCTCAAGCTTTGGCAGCACTTCAAGATCAAGATGCGCCAGGATGAGGTGGAATCCATCTTCCAACTGGAGACCGACGTCTTCCCCGTGCTGCTGGAGATGACGCGCCGGGGCATCCGCTTCGACCGCGAGCGTTGCGGGCGGCTGATCGAGGAAATGAAGAACCGCGAAAGCCAGCTTTTGCGAGAAATAAAGGAGCTGGCAGGCGTCAAGGTGGACATCTGGGCTGCCCAATCCATCGCCCAGGCCTTCGACAAGCTGTCCATCCCTTACAGCAAAACCTCCACGGGCCTTCCGAGCTTCACCAAGAGCTTTCTGGACAACCACCCCCACCCGCTGGCCAAGATGATCATCGAGGCCCGGGAGACCAACAAGACGCACAGCACCTTCCTGCAGCCGTACATGGACTTCAGCGCCAAGACAGGGCGCATCCATCCGCACGTCAACCAAATGCGCTCGGACGACGGCGGCACGGTGACCGGGCGTCTGTCCATGGCCAACCCGAACCTGCAGCAGGTGCCCGCCCGCCACGAGGTGATCGGCCCCATGGTGCGCAGCCTCTTCTTGCCCGAGGAGGGCCAGCTCTGGGCGTCCAACGATTTCAGCTCGCAGGAGCCCCGCCTGCTGGTGCACTACGCCTCGCTGCTCGACCTGCCTGGGGCCGACAACCTTGTGGAGGCTTACCGCGAGAACCCGGACACCGACTTCCACCAGATGGTCGCCGACATGGCCGGGATCAAACGCAAGACCGCCAAAACCATTGGCCTGGGCCTGATGTATGGCATGGGCAAGGCCAAGCTTGCTGCCTCGCTGGACCTGACGCTGGACGAGGCTGATGAGCTGATCACCAAGTTCCACCACAACGTCCCGTTCCTCAAGGGCACCGTCAACGCGGTGATGAAGCGCATTGACCACCCGGCTGCAGGCGGAGCCATCCGCACGCTGTTGGGCCGCAAGTGCCGCTTCCCGCTGTGGGAACCGATGGAGTGGGGCGTGAACAAGGCGCTGCCGCGTGAGCAGGCCGTCATTGAATACGGATCGCGGATCAAGCGTGCAGGTACCTACAAGGGCCTGAACCGCCTGATTCAGGGCTCAGCCGCTGACCAGACCAAGGCCGCCATGGTGGCGCTCAAAAAGGCAGGGTTTGATCCGATCCTGCAAGTGCACGATGAGGTGGCACTGTCTGTTGCAAGCCGGGAGGATGCTGTGGAAGCATCCAGATTGATGGCTCAAGCTGTGAGCCTGGAGGTCCCCAGCCGGTGCGATGTGGAAGTCGGACCGAGCTGGGGAGAGGCCAAGTAGGTTAGAAAAACCCTAACCAGACCCCGGTGCCGTGGACCCAGGCCACCGGGAAGAAGATCGCTCCAGCTACAAGCAGCAGCCAAGAGCTGGCCTTGATGCAGACGATGATGTGGGTGAACCACGCAAGGATCACCCAGAGCACGAGGCCACCTGCCCACCAAGAGGTCATCGCACCCTCCCTTCAAGCCGGTCGGCCACCAGCTTGGCGTAGCCTGCGATGTCGGTCCAGTGATCGACTTTGTCAGGGTTGCCGTTGATGATGCGTCCCAGCTTGTGGATGATCATGTCAATCGACTCGCGCTGATCAAACGCCAACTGCGTACCGCGCACATCGATGAAGTTGTGCACCATGCGCTTGAGCATCTGCATAATCTCCGCGCCCTCGATGAACTTGCCGTAGTCCTTGGCCCGAGAATCGAGGACCGTGTCTACATTGGTCGCCCTGGCCTTTGCTTTCCTGTCCATCTCCGCAATTATTTCCGGCGTCAGGCGGAACTTCTCAATATCGAAGCCCCCCTTCTTGACCTCGGGCACCGGCAACGGCTCGATGCCCATTTCCTTGACAAACGCATCGCGGCTCTCGTCTTCCGCCTTCTTGCGAAGCTGGTACACGCGCGATATGTGCACACCGTACTTCTGTGCGATGGCCGAGGCCTTCGCGTCAGGGTTCTTTGCCATGTACGCAAGGATGCGCTTGGTCGTAGTTGATTGCTTTCTCACGGGGTTCTCCTTCAGAACGGTGCATCCTCGAACTCGTCGAGGTGCTTGGGTGTTGGGGCCTGCTTCGGGAAGCGCGAAGGCTCCAAACGCTTGAAGGGCCACCATGCCTCAAGCTCCTCTTGCAATAGCGGACGGTCGTCCGCCTCCGGAATGAAATGCTCTTCTGCCCTCATGCTTTCTCCTTTCTAACAACGGCTCTCGCCTGCTTCGACCGCACAATCGCGGCCACATAATCGACGGCCTGTTCCAGCTCCGTCACCGTGCACTCCTGCAACTGGGCATCATGTATTTCCATACCCAGATTCAGAGCATTGAGTTCAGGACCACGCAAAATAAACTTGCCAGTCTCCACGCCTCGACGTCCCAACTCCAAGATCGCGTCCTGCGCAGCCCTGATCTCAACTCGCCAGTCCCCGCCCAAGTGTTTCTTCTTGATGGCCAGGGCCTCTGTAATGTTGAGCGCGTTGATCAGCACATCAATATCGGACCGAGAACCACGGCCCATGCGTACATTGTTCAAGGCATCATGATTGATGATCATTAGGTTCGTGCCCTCAGTGATCGCCCCCACCCTTTTCACGCCCGACAAGACATACTTGATCGGATCAGGGATAACGCCTTTGGGTCTGTACTTGCTGCGCTTTCTCAACGCTCTCTCCTTTCTGTTGTTCGAGCAGTTTACACCTGTTAGTTAACTCGTGCAACTGCTCCTTCAGTCGTTGGTTTTCTACAACCAAGGCTCTCCATGCAGCCAGGGCCACCTGTAGATCATTCATCTCTCATCAGCCGCGCGAACAGTTCGTTGATGGTTTTTTTCAACCACTCTTGCCGTTCCCTGCGTGTGGGCAGCCACACCGTACCGATGGTGCTGCGCCCATCCATCGTTAATTGCAGAGTAAGTTTCGGATCGTCGCCTTCTGGCATCTGTGCCGACCGAACCATGTACACCACGCGGTCGTACAAGTCCGACGCCGTCTGGGACAGGTATTCATCCCTCTCCCTGCGGATGTCGTTCAACTCGAACGCCGGAATGAGGACCTCGGCCAGAGCATCCAGCTCTTCAATCGTCACCAGCAGATCACGCTTTAATTTCTGCACGCTGCACCTCGCCGTAGATGTCTTCGTAATTGATTCGGTGACCAAGGACCGAGGCCTCGTAGATCAGGCGCTTGGCCACGTCCGGCGGCACGGTCTGGCCCTTGTTTTCGTAGTGCCCTACGTTGCCCTGGGTCATGCCCAGGATCTCGGCCATCTTCGCCTGGCTCAGGCCCATACGTACGCGCAGCACCTTAAACAGATTGCTGGGCTGGGGTTGCAGTTGTTCTTGCATTCTTCGCGCTCTTCAGGTCAATAAACTTCTTTCCGTTGCTCTTCAAGACAAAGAAGAACTGGTCGTCCCTCTTGATCTCATCCACTACTTCCCCACTGGGCGCAATCAGCACCCAATGGGAATCGTTCCATTCCTTCCACTTCATGGCTTCCCGATCAGCACAGCCTTGCTGTACATGGTGAAGGTTTTCATGCGCAAGATCTCCGCCTCGCGGTTCTTGCTGATCCCGGCCAGGAATCCCGCGCTCTTGCCCTCGGCCCTGATCTTCTCGACATTGGCCGAAGAAGCTTGGCTCGCGGTCTGCCCTGTCTGCGAAGCGCGGAAGTTGATGTCTTTCTGGAACATGCTTGGTCTCGGGTTCTGACGCCAGTGGAACGGGCTATCGGGATGGCATTTGCACTTCAACTTCATTTGTCTGCTCTGTAGTCAGTTGTTGGATGTAATGAGCGAACAGGATCAACATGCGGTTTGTCTCCGCGTGTTCGACGTTCCAGCCCAGCTCCTGAGCAATTTCAATTATTTCATCGTCGGTCATCGCTCCCTCCATTCGTGCTGACAATGGAAGCACCGGAAAAACGGCTTGTCCCCGTCCTCCATTCCCCGCTCAAACTCCACGTAGTCCCACTCCTCGGACTCGCACTTCGGGCAGATCACGTCCTTGGGGCTGCATGTGTGAATGTCAGCAGGGTTCTCTTCGCCGCAGCGGTCGCATCTCATTCCTGACCCCTTGCTCTGATGGCTGCGGCGCACTCACCCCATTGCCACATCGAATCGGTAGGCGAACTTCGGTTCAATGCAGCCAATTCATCACACACCTTCGCGCACGCCTCACGCTCCATTTGTTCGGCCATTGCCCAAGCAATAGTCCACGCGGCCAGCCAAACGTCGCGCACTTCTGGCGGCGCTTCTGCAAACTTCTCGGGCGTGTATCGTTTTTCGTATGCTTCTTGTGGCGTCATTCCTGCCCCCTTGCTCTGATGGTTGCGGCACACATTGCAGCGCCCGCTAAAAGCCCTGTCTTGATGTCTTGGTCATCAGGATGAAATGCCCCACGATCTATTGCCAAGTTGTCACACACCTTTGCACAAGATTCGCGCTCGGCAGAAGCAATCAACACGGCAAATATTTGCAGTGTGTCTATGTTGTCGGCAGTCCAGTAAGAATGGTAGTCGTCAGGCGATTCGCTTAGTCCTGCTGTGCGTGCCAACTCAGCAACTTTTTCTGGTGTCATTCCTGCCCCCTTGCTCTGATGGCTTTGGCAAGATGCCTTGCTTCGTCGATGTGTTCTTGCGCCCACGGGTCTGTTGCGTACCGATATGCGGCTACTCGGTCATCACACACCTTCGCACACGCCTCACGCTCGGCAGCGGCAACAAGGGCGGCGAAGTAATGGTGTTGCGTGGTGAAACCTAGTCGCATTCCTTCGGAATCATCTTGGCTTTGCAGCCACATCCGGTTGATCTCGGTCGGTGTCATGGATACGCCTCCGAATGGCAACGAGCGCAGTAGCCGCTTGCATCGGCTTCGCATGGATTGCGTCGTTTGCACTCAGGCTTCGCAAGCGCGGCGCGGAGAATTGCTTCAGCGCGATAGCAAGCCAACGCCTGCTGGTTTAAGTCGCGCCCCTCGGGCGGTATCGTCAGCGCCTCAAGCGCCTGCTGTGCTGCTTCTCGTAGTGTCATTCCTTCCCCCTTGCTCTGATGGCTGCGGCAACCCCAACTCGCGGCGCTCCGTTGCAACGCCAGTTTTCCGCAATATCTGCACACGCCTCACGCTCTGCTTTCACCGCAGCATCAATCAGCACATCTAGGAGTAGTTTTATGCCGTGCTCACGCTCATGCTCGGCAACAAGGGCGGCGAAGCGGGTAATGTCGCCTTCAGACACACCCCAAACAGGCCATTCCATTCCTGCTTCCCGCGCCATGCGGATGATGTCGTCGCGGGTCACAGCGTCCTCCCTTCCGGGCCCTTCAACCGATTGCGCAGCCTCCTGGCCACCGCCTCGTTGATGTCAAAAACATCCACCGAATACGCCGTGCTGTCCCCATCCGACCACTTGATGTGCACCATCAGGTCATCGGAGAACCAGCACCCCCACATCGTCCGGTTGCTGGAAGTCGTGGAATACGCCGCCCCCACAAACCCACGACACGAATCCGTTGTCACGTCCGTTAAAACAATCACCCCGCCCGCCTTGTTGCGCAACGTCGCCACCGTGTCCGCATGCGCAGCCACTGTTGTCATCGCCGCCAACACCAGCCCCAAAAGCCGCTTCATCGCTTTCCCCTCGTAATAGCCCAGATCAAGTACCACAGCCCAACCCACACGGCCAGATACCACGCAATTACCATCCAGTCCCACCAGCCCATCATTCACCCCCCGCCGCACGATCCTCAATCGCACCAATCAGACCGGGATACAAAACCGGAGAAATGTCCACGTTGGAATTGGGCAAATACACGTGCACCAAGGACCACGTCTCCGGATAGTCAGGCTCCATCTGCACCCCAGCTTCCCTGGCCCCATAACTGGGCGGCTCATACGCAAACCAGCACTGCAGCTCCACCCCCAGGTCCTCACAGTCATACAACCGCAGAACCAACCCCTCATTGGCATGATCAACCATGGCGGCCTCCAAAACCCATCAGAAAGGCCATAGAGGCCAAAACAAGCACAAGGACTACCCAAGGTAACCCACGGATAAAGAACCGCGCTACGCGGTCCTCCATCGACGCAGGAGCACCCAACAGAGCCGACTGCAACCGATCATCGTCCACGTACCGAGGAACGCGGACCGGGGGCTGATACCGGCAGCCGATCAGGACCTTGCCGGTGTTGTAGGGAACTACACGGGACGACAGTCCCGCGTCCGGAGGGATGCGGTTATTGGAGGAGCTTTGCATCTTCGTCATCCAGAGTTTCGTACGCCTTCTCGATGCCCTCTACCAGCGTAGCTACTGGCATGCCCATTGTCTTGGCCAACAACGACGTGGTCAACATCATCGTCACCAACGCATCAAACGGGACCTCGTACTTCTCGCCCAAGAAGTTCACCAGCTCCTCCATGCGCTCAGGAGCGGATTCCAATAGCGCCTCTACCTGTTCGACGCGCTGCTTCTTCGTCATACCCATTGCACTATCCTTTCTCTAAGTTTGCCCAAAGGGTGCACATAGTATAACTGTTCGCGGACCGAGGGTCAAGTGTGCAGTGGTTGCGCAAAACGTGCGTTTTGGTAAGGGTAAACCCTTGGTTGGGGGTGTTTTTGTAAGGTAGAAGTAAGTCTAGATAGACCTCTGGCAGGAAAAAGTGTTTTTGAAATTTTTTTTGTGAGATTAGGCGTAATTTGACGAGTGGTGTAAGAAGTCAATGAAATCAAGGACTTAGGAGCATCCGTCAAATTACGTCTAGTCAACAGGTGTAAGATTTTCAGGGGAGATCCGCGAGACACTTTTTTGAAAAAAATTTTCTCTTCTTAGTGAAAAAACCTCTATAGACACCCCTTGGAAACGCCCCTGGCCTATACTAGGGCCTTTCCACGCTTCGCTCTTTCCACATGTACACCATTCTGGTAGACAAGGGACTTCCCCTTCCAGAGAAGCTGAAGACCATTCGGTCGACCTACCCGTTTTCCTCCATGGAAGTCGGCGACAGCTTTCTGGTCAAGACAAAGACCGCTCGGGACAGCGCCCGATCCTCCGCGTATCAGTTTTGCCGAAGGCACAGGTTGACTTGGCGCTTTGCGGTGTTGTGGACTCAGGAGGAACAGGGATGGAGGGTATGGAGGGTTGCCTGAGGTACAATCGCGTTAGTTGAATTTCAGGAGATAGCCGTGTTTCCGATTGAGTCTGGAGTGGTCATGCCGCAGGACCGGATGCGATACCCGTTCCGGGACATGGAACCGGGCGATAGCATCCTGTTCAAGGACAAGCGCCAAAGCAACAGCGCCCGTGTGGCGGCCATCCGCTTTGTGCGAGTGCACAAGCCGGGCTGGCAGTTCCAGTTGCGCAAGGTGACCGAGGGCTGGCGTCTGTGGAGGGTTGCATGACCAAGCGCGATGTGTGGAACGTGCCGCCTGTCATTGCTGACAAGGCACAGAAACGCATGGCCGGGGAAGTCGCTCCCCTGCGGAAGCAGAAGGTCCTGAGCGCGAAGGAATGGAAGTTCGTGACCGAGCTGGTGAGCGGCGACGGTCGGGTGACCCTGAAAGAGGCAGCTATCCGGGCGGGGTACAAACCCACCAGTGCGTCAGTGATGGCGTGGAAGCTGACCAACCCGGCCATCAACCCGCACGTGGTCGCTGCGATTCAGGCTTACCGGGCGGAGCTGAACAGCAAGTACAACACCTCGTATGAGCGGCACATGCGGGACCTGCAGCTCATTCGCGACAAGGCCCTCGAAGCCGGGGCGTATGCTGCTGCTGTCCAGGCTGAATACAGGCGCGGTCAGGCCTTGGGCACCATCTACGTGGACCGGAAGGAAATCCGCCACGGGACTATTGACAGCATGAGCAAAGAGGAAGTGCAGCGTAAGCTCGATGAGCTGAAAGCTTTGTATGGTGGGCCTCCGCCGACAGCCTTGATCGATGCAGAAACGGGTACGGTGATTGAAAGTGTCGAGCGAGAACGCGACCCGGCTTTTGTCCCTCCGGTGGCAGAACCTCCGCCCGATATCTTTGAACGGGACAACGATAGCCCTCCCGACGATGACGCCTGAGGCCGCCTTCGCTGCTCGTGTCCGCGAGGGCTTGCGGCCTTGCGGTGTGGACACTGAGCGAATCGAAAACCGCGTGAACCTCGGCGTGTCTGACATGCTGGTCGGGGCGGGTTCGCGCTTTGCTGCTGTCGAGCTGAAGGTGGTTTCTCGCGGCTTGAAGGTCGCGCTTCGCCCCCACCAGATCGCCTTCCTGACGCGGCACGCCATGCGTGGCCGCCCTTGCTTTGTGCTTGTGTATCGCCCTGCTGCTACCGCTCGCCCTGCTCAGATCGCGCTTTATGAGGGCTCGCAGGCGGTCGCGCTTGCGGAGGAAGGGCTCCGGCTTGCGCCTGTACGCGCATGGCCCAGTAAGGGCATGCCATGGCAAGAGCTGGCCGATATTTTAGCAGAGGGGCTATTGCACGACTAGCGGCACTGTGCTATATTTCCCCTGCCGTGGTTGTGCGGCACTCAGAAAGGATAGAGACCATGTTGAAAACCGTTCCTGTATCCGGTAACCGTAAGACCGGACCTATTGCTGTGACTTATCGCAGTGGCGTGCATGAAACTTACGGAACATGCCCCCGTTCGTGCGCACTGCATCCGAAGAGCGAGACCGGCACCAGTGTGGTGGACGTGGAATATATGCAGGCCGTGGAAGACGCGGTACCGCGTAATGGTTCCGCGTGGACTTACTCTCATTTTCCGGCGGAAGCGCTGCCGACACCGAAGCCGGGCAAAACCGTTTTTAACGCATCATGTGACAGCATGGCCGAAGCTGTGCGCACGGTAGAGCTGGGCCGTCCTGCTGTGCTGGCCGCTCCGGTGGACACGGCGGAAGCTTTCCCGTGGGTGTATCAGGGTGTCCGGTTTATTCGTTGCCCTGCTGAGCTGTCCGATAGCTTCACGTGTTCGCAGTGCGGAGACGGTAGCCCCCTGTGCGCTCGTGGTGATCGCGATTATGTGATTGTGTTCGTTGCGCACGGTAGCGGCGCGAAGAGGGTGGGCACGGGTAAAGGCGGATGTTATGCCGCCGGGGGCCCGACGGCTATCCAGTGGCACGGGACCCGCAAAACCGGCGCAGCGAATGACGCGGAAGCTGTTCGCTCGTTCGCTCGTTCGCTGCCCCCAGGCTCGATGCTGCGCCACCATGTGGCCGGGGATATTGGCGAGGAGATCGGCGCATGAAAGATATAACCGGATACGACGCCGTAGAAGTGGACCCCATTACCATCGACGGTCACCTATCTGATGGCACGCCGATACTTGAGCGAGTAGAGCCCGGGCATCCCAATATCCACATGTGGTGCGTATATCTGCACTGCGTGGAGGGAGGGGTAGAGTGCATTGCGGACTGTGGACTGCAGGAAGACGCCGAGCTGCTGGCCGAAGCGCTGCGGCAAGCTTTCCCGACATTGCGCGGATAAGGGGGGCCCGTGATATTTGTCGTGCTGCTGCTGTTCCTGCTGCTGTGGTGGATTGTTGACCGTTTCGATCAACAATAGCCGCACTGTTGACAGTGGACAATTTAGGACTAAAATCCACGGACCGGACCACAATCCGGCAAACCCTCAACACTGAAAGGATAGAGAAAATGGCTCACATGATCGACGAGACGACCGGCCGCGCTGCCATGGCATACGCTGGTGCGGTACCGTGGCACGGTTTGGGGCAGGCCCTGCAGCCGGGCTCCACAATTCAGGAGTGGACCGAACAGGCCGGTTTGGATTACACCGTGCTGGAATCCCCGGTTTTGTATAACACCCCCGCAGTAACGGGACTACAGGCATGGCCGAACAGGAAAGTTCTGCACCGTTCGGATACCGGCGCACCGCTGGCCGTGGTGTCGGACGGCTACCGCGTGGTCCAGCCCTCGGAAGTAATGGGATTCTTTGGCAAGCTGGCGGAGCTGGGCGGGTTCGAGCTGGAAACCGCCGGGGCACTGTCGGACGGTAAACGGGTTTGGGCGCTGGCGCGGGTAGGTCCTCAGGCCCCAGTGGTTGACGGCGATATGGTCCGCGCCTATTTGCTGCTGGGCACTAGTTACGACGGGACCATGGCCACGGTCGCGAAGTTCACCGGCATTCGCGTGGTGTGCAATAACACCATCACCCGTGCACTGGCCGGAGACAACACCGGCTCCGTCCGCGTGCTGCACTCTGAGCGCTTTGACGCTGATGCAGTGCGCCTAGAGCTGGGCATTGTGGCGGACCACTGGGAGCGCTTTTTGGTGGAATCCCGCAAGCTGGCCGGCGTGCCCATGAAGGCCGAAGAGGCGGACAGTTTCGTCCAGGCCCTGCTGCAGCCGTACCACACTGGCAAGCTGGCCCTAACGGAAACCAAGGGCTACAAACGAATCATGGCGCTATTCGAGGGGCAGGCTATCGGGTCCGATATCCCCGGCGTGAAGGGTACGCGCTGGGCGATGCTGAACGCGGTAACCGAACTTGTGGACCATGAGCGGGGCCGCAGCGTGAGCACGCGCCTCGAATCCGCATGGTTTGGCACTGGTGCCGCCCTGAAGAATCGAGCCCTTGAGCTGCTGGCCGCTTAACCAAATGAGAATGCGAGTGAGAATGACTCGCATTCGCTCTTGCGGCGCGGGGAATCATGCGGTTTTGCGCGGTTAGCTCCGCAAGGGGAAACCGGGCCCCCGGTCCCCGGCGCATGACGCGCTAAACGTGGCGCGCGCGCCACGTTCCCCGGCCTCCGGAGCATGCTCCGGGGGGCTTGCACGGCGGAAAAGGCCGTGCTACAATAGCGGCGCTGGTGCAATGGTGCACCGGCAGATCAGAAAGGATAGAGCCATGGGTGATCGAGTGTTATTCCAAGTAATCCACGGGGACAAGGGCGCGGGCCCTGTGGTCTATTGCCACTGGTCCGGGAGCGATGCCCCGGAGATCGTGCGCCGGTTGGCCGCGCGTATGGCCGCGCGGCCCGGGGACCCGGAATATGCTACGGCTCGGCTCGTGCAGGAGTGCACGAACGGCGACAAGGGCGCGCTGAGCTTCGGCGTCTGGAACTCCATCCGCCGTTTGGACGCGGAGGATTCGCACGGCGACGCTGGCGTCGTGCTGATCAACTGCGAGAACGGGTTCCGCTGCACGTGCTTGGGCGGCTATCTGGTCACGGACGCGGACGGCTTCCCTGCCCTGCAGCGCTTCCCGGCTACTAGGGGGCTCGCATGAACAGCTCGATGCACAGCTTCGCTCGGAAACCGAGCATCGTCTCGCTGCGCGCGGCGCTGCGTAAGGCCATTGCCCGGGGCAATGACTTCATCGTTTTGACCTGGGGAGAGAACGAGATCGTGGTCGAGCGGACCCAGTACGGGTGGTTCGGGTACGGATGGATCGGTCGGTCCGGGGGCGCGGACCTAGCGAAAGAGATCGAAGACGAGGCGCGGCAAAAGTTTCTTGCAGCGCGGCGCGCGGTCGGTGTATAATAGCGGGACTGGGGCGCGTTGCCCCAGTCACCTAGAAAGGATAGAGACCATGCGACTCGAAGACATTCAGAGCGCCCTGTTCGCGGCGTACGATATCCAGAAGAGCCTCGAACCCGAGCTGCTCAGCTTGCCCATTGACGAGGCAAGCTTCGGCGAGACTGTCGGCAGCAACCTGCAGGACATCATCGAGTTCCTTGCCGAGCTGGAGAAAGAGATGTTCCCGGATGCGGAGGACGCAGCATGAAGCTCGTTTGCACCCAGCTCGCCACCGACCAGAACCAGTATGGTTACACCGACTACGAGATGGAAGTGGTTCGCGCTCCCGGCTTGATCGTCGAGATGGTCCTGACCATCCCGTTTGACGATCCCGCGTCGCCGTACATCACGTTCATTTCAGGCGATGAGGATCGCCGCGAAGACAAGGCGGTGTCCTTGTCCATCACCAAGACGCAAGCAGATGCCCTGCTTGCAAAGTATTCAGAGCCCGTGGTACAATAGCGCCGCTGGGGGCAGCCGCCCCCAGGTCAACCCCAGAAAGGATAGAGACCATGGACCACCCCATCCTGACCGCGCTGCTCGAAGCGCTCAACACCCACATCGATGCGCGGATCAAGGCCGCGCTCGCCGACCACACGCCCGAAGTTGACCTGGACAAGCTGCGTGAGCTGGTTGTCCCCATCGTCGAGGCGCAGGTAGAACCTGCGGTCGAGAAGGCCATGAGCTACCACACCGACGAGTACGACCACGAGGACTACGACCGCATCAGCGAGTACATGAGCAACTACGACCTGGACGACTTTGTCCTGTCGGACGATGTTGAGTCTAAGGTTGACGAAGCAGTCAGCGAACTTGATGTGGCAGATCTGGTGCGCAACGCTCTGCGCCACCACGTCAGCTTGTCGATCAGCGTAGACTGATGCTATAATAGCGCTACTGGGCCAACCGGCCCAGTACAACCCTAGAAAGGATAGAGTCGTGAAAGTTCTGAACATCAACGGATACCGCTTCGCCGTCGGCCACCTGAACGAGAAAGACCTGCAGGCCCTTGCAGGGTTTGTTGTCAACCTTTCACAGGTCCACAGCCACTACGACTACGACACCAGCTCCTATCTGTACTGCTCGGGCTCAGGCCCCGAGGTCCGGATCGAGGAGGTCGAGCTGGACCCCAACGCCAAGGCCAAGGCCGACGAGAGCTACACTCGGTACAAGGCCAAGCGCGAAGAGAGCGAACTCCGTACCTGACCCACCCAGCCCGGCAGCCGCCGGGCTTTTCTCTGTGCCAGGCATAGGCACAGCCTATGCCCCGAGCCCCCTGATAGCTGCCCCAGCTATCCACGCCCCCGCCCCGATAGCCGCCCAGGCTATGCCCCCCGCCCCCTGATAGGCGCAGCCTATCCGCAACCTGCTACCGTCGCGACGGTAGCAGGTGTGAGTTCCGACAGGGGGAGGGCCATTTTTGGTACGTCAACTCAGAGGCAAAACCTTCGCCCGATTTTTGCCAAACAAATACCTTTTGGAATCTTGACCCCACCCCCATAAAACCACCCCCTTGTTTTCAAAAAGGCATGCCCGGGGTAATATGTGAAAAATTCAAAACCTGGCCTTATGCCCGATATCCCACGCGACGTAGAAGAAGAAATGCTCCGCTTGGAGCTGCGGATGAAGTTGCTTGAAACGCATGAGCAAGCAACGAACAACTTCCTCGACTTCTGCCGGTACGTGTGGCCCGAGATGATTGTTGGCGAGCATCACCGCATCATTGCCAAAGCCCTTGACCGAGTTATCAAAGGCGAATGCAAGCGCCTGATGATCGCTATGCCACCCCGGCACGGCAAGAGTCAAATGGGCAGCTATCTCTTCCCTGCCTATGTCATGGGCAGAAAGCCTGATGCAAAGCTAATCGTCGGTTCGCACACCGCCGAGCTTGCTCAGCGATTCGGTCGCATGATCCGTAATCTGGTGGACGACGAGAAGTACAAAGAGTTGTTCCCGAAGATGCAGCTCTCTGCTGACTCCAAGGCCGCCGGTCGGTGGAACACGGCCCAAGGTGGTGAAGCCTTCTTTATCGGTAAGGGCGGCGCGATGACCGGTCGCGGCGGCAACATTGTGATCCTGGACGACATCTTGGATGAGCAGGATGCTTTGTCTGAGACGGCGATGGAGAACACGTGGGAGTGGTACACCTCTGGCCCCCGTCAGCGATTGCAGCCCGGTGGTTCGATCATCGTGATCAACACACGCTGGAAGACAGACGATCTTTCTGGCCGCCTGCTCAAGCAGCAGGGGTATCTCAAGAGTGACCAGTGGGAGGTGCTGGAGTTTCCGGCAATCCTTCCCTCTGGCCGCCCGCTGTGGCCCGAGTACTGGGATCTTGACGAGCTTGAGAAGGTCAAGGTCTCGATTGGCCTGAAGAAGTGGAACGCGCAGTGGCAACAGCAGCCCACGAACGACGAGGGCGCAATTTTGAAGCGCAACTGGTGGCGCAAGTGGAAGCACGACGATCCGCCGTATTGCGAGTACATCCTGCAGACAATGGACACCGCGTACTCAAAGAAAGAGACGGCGGACTTCTCTGTCATCGCGACATGGGGCGTGTTCACCCCTGATGCTGACTCGGGCCCCAATCTGATTCTCTTAAATGTGAAGAAGGGGCGCTGGGATTTCCCGGAACTCAAACGTATTGCGCGGGACGAGTACCTTTATTGGAAACCCGATAACGTCCTGATCGAGGCCAAGGCCACTGGCACGCCGCTCCAGCAGGAACTTCGCCGGATCGGGGTCCCCGTTACGATGTTCTCGCCCGGTGGCAGGCGGACAGGGCAGGACAAGCTTGCCCGCGCCAATGCTGTTGCCCCGATGCTTGAGTCGGGGATGGTGTGGTTTCCTGAGGGCAAGGAGTGGGCCGAGGACCTTGTTGAGGAATGCGCGGCCTTTCCAAACGGGAACAATGATGACCAGGTGGATGTGACGACGATGGCGTTGGCGCGGTTCCGTCAGGGCAACTTTGTTGCGTTGGACAGTGATGATGACACGGATACTCCTGTCCCGGGGCTCGCGGACCACGTTGAGTATTACTGAGTCCGCCAATAGAATGTGGCTGTTTCTTTGACCGAGGACCGTGGATCATGGCCCAGGATGATTTCAATTTGTTGGTAGGTGCTGTTGAGCGTGCCGAGTCGGGTGGACGTCGGTATGACAAGGCTGGCAATTTGCTGACGAGTTTGAAGGGGGCGCAGGGTGAGATGCAGGTGATGCCTCGCACCCAGAGGGATCCGGGTTTTGGTGTTGCTCCTGCCAGGGCGGGCAGTCCGGACGAGATTGCGCGGGTGGGCCGGGATTATCTGAAGGCGATGATGGATCGGTACGGTAACCGGGAACATGCCCTGGTTGCGTACAACTGGGGTCCTGGCAAGGCGGACAAGTGGATTGCTGCGGGGGCGGATCCGGCGAAGTTGCCCAAGGAGACGCAGGACTACATCACGCGGGTGAGCCAGTTTATGGGCCAGCCGCCGCAGGCTGCTGTTTCACGTGAAACAAAGCAGCAGTTGGATGAGGCTCCTGCTCGGGCGATGCAGGAGGCGCTGGATCGCAATCCGTCGGCTGAGGCAAATGTTCCACGTGAAACAAAGCTGGCGGATCTGGGCCAGGGGTATCAGGCGGCTTTGGCTTTGTCTGTTTTGGCGGACATGGATGAGCAGGAGCGCCGGGAGCGGGATGTTGATGATGACCGTGAGCCGAGCATCGCGCAGAAGTGGCTGATGGAGCAAGGTTCGCGGCCCACGGTCCTTGCTGAATTCTCCAATGTCAGCGTCAAGTCTCCGTTTGCCGAGAGGTCTCCGGTGAGGATGGCGGCGGGCGGGGATGTGACTGAGGAGAACATGCGTTTGGTGGCGGGGTTGGGTGATCCGCAGCGGTGGCAATATGGGGTACGTCCGAGCGCCCCTTCTGTTTCTGAGGGGGCTCGTTCAATCTTTAATCCGGGCAGTTACCGAAACGCGGTGCCCGCCGGGTTGTCTTTACCGGTGCTTCCTCCGAATGCGACGCCGCAGCAGATTGAGGAGTACAACCGGCAGGTAGCTGCCATGTTGGGCAAGCCCCCGACGGTGACGCAGGCGTTGATGCCCAATCCGTATGGGGATTTACCGATAGCGGAAGTTCCTTTATTGGATGCGGGCGGGGTGGATTCCTCTGTTTCCGCTCCGTCGTCCTCGGCCCCTGGTCAGGGGATCAGCAATGCGGCGGCAGCGGCTGGTTTGGCGGCGATGGGGGTTCAGGGTCCTGCGGGGATGATGGGGATAACAAGTCCTATTGGCCAGTCGGTGGTGAATGCGATGTCGCCGATGGGAACGATTGGGGCGATGGGGCTGAACGCAATTGGTGCGGCGGTCGCGGGCCAGCAGGCCGATGCGATGGGTCAGGCGATGGCCGCTTTGGATGCGGCGAATGCTGCTGCGGTTAATGCTCCGGGCGTTGTTTCTGTTTCGGATCCAAATGGCAACGTATCGACGGTTGCGACGAACGATTCGATTGCTGCTGTGGATGCGGCGGTAGCGGCTGCGGCGGCTGCGGCGGATCCGTCAAATGCTGCTTCAAATGCAGCGGAAGCTGCAGCGATTGGTTCGATTGGCTCGGCCACGGACGATGGTACGACGGGGGATGCTGGCTCATCTTCAACGGGGGATGGCGGCCCGGATGGTGCGGGGTTTAACGAAGGGGGCGAGGTAAAAGAGCCCAACGTCTTCAAAGTGCCGCTGTATTCGGAGACGGTGTCGTACGAGATGTACCCTGGGCAGGAGGGGCAGTTTGATCAACGCGACGCGGCGCGTCATATGCTGGCTGCGGGCACGTTAGCTCGCAAATATGGCTCCACTGCAGCGGAAATGCTGGGTAAGTTGCACGAAATCACCACCTCTCCGGGGCGCTATATCGGCTCGAAGCTGGGTATTGCCGAGATGCCGGTGGATTATGAGCAGGATTTGCACAACAACCGGGTCGGAATTGAGCTTGGAAAGCGGTCCAAGAGCCAAAAAGAGCTGGAAGATCTGGTCCAGCAGATGGCTGAGCAGGCTCAGCGGTCCCGTATAGAAGGAAAACCGTGGGTTGGGCGGCCTGAGCGCCCTGTTAAGCGGGCAGACGGCTCGCCAATCACGGGTGAGCGGGCGGATTTAAGCCGTCCGATGACCTACAACCCCAATATTCGCCGTCAGGGCGAGGCTGCAAGGCGTCTTGCGGCGCTGCGCGATGTGAATACGCTCCCCGATCCGCGCACCTATGCTGCTGTTTCGGGATTTTTGGGTGCTGCACCGGACGAATTGGGCTTTTCGGTGATGCATCCTGACTTGGCGGGCATTAAAGCGGCGGGGGAGAAGGGTTTTGCAGCGGGGACCGTGGCCCAGGTAGCTCCTGTGGGTGCCGCGTTGCGCGGTTTGGGGTCCGGGGCGAAGACTACGGCACGTCAGATGTTGGCTGGGATGAAGGATTTGCCGGTTGGGATGGCGGTGAAGCCTCGGGGCGGTGTGTTTGTGCCTGCCGAAGGGGAGACACGGTTGGCGCAGACCCTAGAAGGGTACCAAAATGCGGCAAAACTTCAGGGGCTGTCGCCGGAGGCGATTGATTTCCTGAAAACCAAGGCTCCAAAGTACTTCACGAGCACGTACGGCACGGCGGATGACCCGTTGCGCACGGCTTTCCGTGAGCGCAAGATTGAGCCGTATGGGCTGGACAGAAATGCGTTGCCGCCGTACCTGATTGATGCTGCTACAAACCCGCAGGCGCGTGGATTTGAGCAAGCGCGTCGGGATTTGGAGACCGCATACGACATGCGGACCGGGATTAGCGCGTCGGCGTTGAAGCCTTCAGAGTCTAGTTTGATGATGGGTGATCTTCGCAATAAAGAGATTGCGAAGATGACGCAGGAAGGCGTGCCGCAAGAGTTTATCAACGCGCCGTACCCGGATGTTTTCTCCAGAGAGGACATCAGGAAGTATCCGACCAGTGCGAAAATTCTGTCGAATTTGTTGGAAATGCGCACAGAAGGCACGTTGCCGCCGCATCTTTCTCGGGCCTTGGACACCAGTGAAGTAATGTACGACCTGCGCCCGGCGCTCAATATCCTGAATCCTC